GCTCATAGAGATGCCTTTGCTAAGTCTAGGTCGATTTACATGGATATCTTCTTCACGAATTTTATCCCAGTCTTCGCGAACCCAGCGGACAATGATTTTTTTAAACCAGTTCATATTAGTCGTACTCAAATAGTGTGCCAAACGAGGATTTAGCCATAGCCTCTAATTCTTGCATTGCTTTATGCGGAATTCTAAAACTATATGTGTTAGAGGATTTGTATTCAAAGTAACCATACTTTGTTCCTGGAGCATACGGTGTACATCCTGCTTTGATACTTTCTCTTGCTTCCTCGTATGCTTCTTCAAGAATATCTTGAATATGCGGCTGACTAAAATCGTAGTACTCGACCTTGACTACTTTATTGCATGTATGTTTTACACGCATTTGTTTTTGTAGTTTTTGATATACTCTTGATTGTTTGTATGGAGTATTAATGATATCGTTTTCTGTCATACCTGAAACAGTATGGGGTGATCTAGATTCTTCTAATCTACTCTTTACTTCTAAATTATCATCTGGAAGATCAACACCTTTACCTTTATTAAAGTTAGTGCCATTGCTGACTAATAGATCTTCGATCTGCCGTGCGGCTGTATTATCTTTGGTCCAGCTGTCAACTGTTTGACCTAAAAGTGTTTTACTATATTTTGCTCTCATTTTAAAATCTCGTCCTTTCCGTATTTGTCCCAGCTTGTAAACTTATCTCGCCCGAGCAAGTCGTGTAGGTTGTGACACCATACACCGGGATTAGTTGCATTAAAATCTTTGTCGTCTAACTTAATTGTAGCGTTATATCCTAGCTGTTGTAAATAGGGCAGTTTTACCGAAATTTGCGGAATGAACTGTTGCTTCTCTACAAGTCCACTTTCTAACAATCCTTCAACGTCTCGCACGTCGAGATCTAATGTACACCAGTATCCTGCTTCAAGACAAACGTATATCATATCTTCCCACGGACGCCATGTATCTACATCGTTTGTTCCATTAGGTTTAAAACTTTGATTTGCACCAAAGTAGATATGTTTAATTTTTTTAGATTCGTCTACATATGATTTTGTATCATCAGCAATATGCAATATTGTATACGGATCGTGAACGCCTACAACAAACAGTGTTTCCATTCCGTATGCAGGCGTAGTTTCAATTTCCTTACCTGTGAAGAAGGTAATAGATTCGGCTTTGCCGGTATTATAATCTCGTTTCATTTTGTCTTTCTAAAAAGATTTTTAATTGATTGAACTAGATTGTAATATCTAGCTTTATACGGATCGCCAATAATTAAATCAATCATTGGCGGGTGGAGTGGACAGCGACCTTGTTTAAAGTCGCAGTCCGGAGTGTACTGCTTATTACAAACGGTACAATGTTTCATAGTTAGTCACTGTTAAGTTGTTGTTCTAGTTTACGAAGGTCGTCGTCATCTTGTTGATCAAAAATCGGTTGTCCGTCTTTATCGTATTGCAATTGTTTGTGTCCATCAACTATAAACAAACTATTAAATTCGTTATCAGCAGGACCGCCTTGTAGTCTAGCACCTTCTAATGCTTTTAAGAAACCTTTGGCATTAAAAATAAGTTGAAACGCTTCGTCTTTGGTTTTAGTATTAAACAATTCTTCAATGAATGTTGCAAAGTAAAGAATCTTACGAGGTACCCAATCACTGTATTCAGTTTCTTTCTTACCTTCTAGACTCCACATGCGCCAATCTGGTTTGTACTTAGCACACTCAATGTCCATGTATTGCTGGGCACGTTGTACTGCCTTAATATGACACTCAACATTATGACCCATCATTAATGCATAAGCAAAACTATCCCAACTAGTTTTACCTTCTTTTTTAATTTTGTTTAACATGCCTGGTGCATAGTAACATACATCGCCCATTGCTAATCTACTGCCAACTTCACTTTCGAATGGGAACGGTATATCGGAGCCTGAAAGAGCCTTGGTATCTGGCGCTTTGTCCATGATAACTGACCATCGTTTGTTTGTGTGTTGAGCGTTTGTGTAGACAAGTCCATGTGCCGTTGCAATGAACGGTGAGGCGCAATCAAAAGAGATGGTAAGTTCTTCATTAATGTGCTTTCGTATTTGACGTTGAATTAAAGTTAAGTAGCAAGACCAATCTAATTGAGCAGTGCCCAAGAAGTGGATCCAATTTTTGCCTTTCAGCAAACCGTCTTCACGCATCGTCATTAGACGTCTAAGCGTAATATCCATTTTACACATGTTAGCACCACCAAAGGCCCAACCTTCTGCGGCTTTATCACCCCAGACTTTTTCATCGCTAAATTCTTTAACACCGTTGTACCACGTCTCCGCAGTTTCCCAGTTGCTACCTTGTAGCACGTTTAAGAACTTAGTAGTTTTACCGTCTCGGTTCTCTAAAAAGAACTTATTGTTAAATTTAGTTTTATTCAAACAATCGTCAAAATCTTTTAATCCTGTCTTAGGCGCATGGATGTGATCGCAGGCCCAAGTAGGAACGTCTAACATCATTGACCAGTCTGCGGTAAGTTCAAGCCAACGAAGAATGTCTAAGCGTGTTTTGTTTGCACTAGGACCATCAAAGTTCAGCCAGTCAAACTTAAGAACACCTTTACCAATCTGATACCCACCTGAATCTCCAACAATAACAGTATTGTCTCTGTCACGTTGTTGAATCATTGCCTCTTGAATAACACTTTTTTCAAGATTAAGTTGTGCATGACCTGCTGAGTACAGACCGTATTTGTATGTAAAGTATCCTTGTTCGGGATTTAAAAAGTTCATGCCTTCAATGCCTCTATCAAATCCGTCGGGGATTCGATCCGCAGCAATAAATTCTTCTACACGTTGCTTTGCAATGTATGTGCTATAAAAAGAACTGATAGCTGGCAAGTATACTGCGTAGTCTTTCTGTAATGGTGATAAGTTAACTGGTGGTTTCATATTCTCTCGATAATTTTATTGTTACGTCTAATTGACGTTTTGCCTGTTCTAAATTGTCTAGTGCTATTTTAACAGCTTTGTTCTCAGAAGCCAAGCTTTCCCAAGCCCGTTCTTCGTCACGTTTTTTACGTGCCCATTGTATGCTATCTAAAACATCTTGATCCATAGTAACTGTGGCATAACTGCTTGATAGCTGTTGCCAACTACTTCCGTTGAACACTTCAAGTTCTGTCATATTAATACGTACCATACCTGTCATTGGATTACTGCTGTTAGGTGGCACATAAGGCAGAGTTGTATTTCCGCCTGATACTGTAATACCGCATGTGCCCATTAGACCTTTAATCATAGTTAAATCCTTTACAAGTAGTGTACAGCCACAGCAAGGTTTTTGCAACCGTTTAGAGCAAACATACTTTATTGACTATTTCAGTAGCCCATGCAGCTATAGTTTTTGGACCCGCATGTAACCCATCGGCGGCTCGATCAGTATACTTGGGTAAACAGTCTGCATCTATCCACCGTGTACTATTAGAGTTTTCAACAACGGTAAATGTATAAAACGGTACGTGTTGCCAGATATGCGTAATACTAGCCCATTGCAATGCTCCATGTACTTCAGCATTGGGTTCGTGGTGTATCCAACCTTTATAACAATCATCGATGCCCTCGGGCAATTGTTCTTGATGAGATGTTAACATGCTGGCTAGCCATTGAGAACGCTGTATGGCCTGAGACATGTGTACTGTGTTAGTTGGCACCATATGCACAGGTGATGACCATGTAAAATATGCCAATCGTGTAAGCTCTGGTGCAACCAATATAACAGCACGTGGTCGAATACCTTGTTTTACTAGAGCTAGGCTATTGTACAGTTGCACAGTCATACTACTAGCACAATAGCCCAAATTGATTACAGGACAGTTGAGCATATGCTTTAACTGCCCTGGCAAACTATGCTCTACATTTACACCTACACCTAACACATGGCTACAACCTAAGACTATCACACTGTCGGACCATGTAATACTGTCCCATTCATCGGTGCGATAGCCATTGCTGTTAAATTGATAGTTAATCTTGCCTGAGATATCTGTAGTACACTGATTACCTGACTGATAAGGAGAGGGTAATAGTAAGTGAGACTCGTCCCAGGGCAAGTTTTTCATATTTTAGACAGCTTGTGCTGGAATAATATATTTGTAAGTTGCTAAACCGCTATCTAATGTAATTTGAATAGCACCTTCATTTGACAAACTCATCTTTGTATTATTAGCATCGGCATTGCTTAGGATGCTCATGATCGGAGCAACCGGCCATGTCCAGCCGCGATCTAATTTACCTGCAACATTTGATGCAAATACAAACTCACCACCGTGTGTGCTAGCATCACCAAAGATAAACTTTAAATTGCCGCTGTCGGTCTTAGCCAAGAATGTTGGCTGTTCATTATTAGCACCAGCTTGGAATTTAAAACGCTTGACTGCTTCAACAGTTGGCTCAACTTCAACATCCCACTTGACGCCACGGAACTTAACAGTCTTCATCTTTTCGTTGATGATTTCTGTGTTCATAAAGCGATAATCATTTTTAAAATCGCTGTCTTTGTTTTCAAAGTGCAATCCTGTTGGAACAGTTGCTCCGTTGCGTTCTGCTGTAGTAACAGCAATTTTAGCATCGTCTTTGTAGACATCGCCGTCTAACAAATATTTCAATTTGTTGAGCTGTGGCATACCAAATACACCTAGCATCTGTGGATATGGATTAGCAGTCTCTGCTTCCATAATAACAGAACGATTGTCTGCCATTGCATTTAATACAGTCTTTTCGTCTGTACCAGTTACTTTAACTGTAGTAAGCAATCCGCCAATATCATGTGTGTGGCGAACGATGTCTTGTAAAATATCTTTCATTGAGAATTCTCCGTTAGTGTTAAGATTATATTTAGATCGTTGACAAAGAGCAAATTAATTTTACTCAAAATCAAACAATTTTCCGAATGTGTTGTCACTGCGAGTTGAGCTAATGTCCCATTCCAAGACACCGATCAAGTTTTCTAGCTTTTCGTCGATAACTGCATTTTCCATATCAGCATCGTTAAAAGGCATGTCCTTAAACCACTGAGGTAATCTAAGTTCATCTACAGGATACGCTACGCTAGTATATCCCATTGGATTGTCTTTAATTTTACAAACAATTACTTTTGCACCGTCTGTAATATTCATTGAATACTTGTCATCCATCATACGCTTTAAAGTATTCCAATTCAAACTAGCACGGACATGTCCGGGCATATTTGTTTTTCCTGCTTTCTTTTCTTTGTTAGCGTATTCTGTAATGTTGTTAGCACGTTTAGGACTACCTTTCTCCCAACCGGGTCTTGTTTTAAACTCAGTTCGAAAATTAGTAATGTATTCAAGCACATCTTCTTGGGTACCATTATTTAGGACCATAGTTAGTACTTCACTTAAAAAGTCTTGAATAACAACAGGCGTATCACTACGCTTAAGGTCTAAGCCCATGGCCTTAATCTTACCAGGCTTGCCGTCTACGTCTGCTCGTTTGCCTTCCTTGTCATAGTAAAGTACTGCATATCGTTTCTTCGTGATGAACAGTCCGCGACTTGCAACAATTTCACGACCAGCTTTAATAACTTCGCCACGTGACTTTGGACAATGAAATGCGTCTTGCATAAATTTAGGAAACGTATCGTTGACTTCTTCACCAATTTGGTCATAGAGTTGAACAACACTTTCTTTGGTCCACGGCAATCGTCCAGCATCGATTTCTTTTCTTAATGTTGGATATGCTGTAAAGTAACATGAGTCAGTGTCACCGTAGATAATTGCTTTACCAATATGATTATTTTCACCAGTAACAATTTCGTTGACTTTTCCTGCCATATGTTGTGCAATTGCACGACCTGTTAGTGTAGTTGATTGTCCGATTCGGTTATCAAAAAATCTACAACCAGGGTTAAGAATAGCACCATACAAACTGTTAAGCAAAATCTTTTTAACTAGCTGACGTTTATCCCAGTATTCTTCTTCAATCTTATTGCCTGCTTTAATACAGTCTTTAAGTTTAGCCTGCATCTCTTTACGTTCGGCATACCAACGCTTTAGTAATCCAGGAATAATGCCTTCAATTTCGTAGGTAAAGATTGTGCCGTTGGCACTTAGCATCCAAGGTTGATTGCTGTCAAAGATTAAATCATATACCTGTGCCGCAGACAACGTATCGCTGCCTCCGTTCGCCCAATCAATGGTTAAGTCACGGCCTACTTCTTTGGCCATGACACTTGTATATTCTACTGCACCAAACATTCCTTCCCATGCTGCCGCAAAACTTTTACCTTTTGCAATCTCTGCATCGATATATGCCTTGGTTCCGTCTTGACGTAACTGTCCAATAATAGTTTCTGGACCCATGTTCAATGCACGAATTGCTGAGGGATACAGTGAGTTAATGTCAAGTGATCCAATCCATTCGTGAATGCCCTTCTTTGGATATGCAACATACGCACCTGCCGCAGGTTCACTACCTGGCTCACGTTGTATACGGTTAGGAACAATCATTCCTCGGCGATGTGCCTCGTTAATAATAGCCTGTTCGGTTACAGCTACAGCACCCATTGTCGTAGCAATGGTATTTGCAAGGTCTAAGAATTTTAATTTTTTATCTAGCTTGTCTAACAGCAATGTATCTTGCCTGTTGTATTCAATAAACTTACGGAAGTCTTCGTTATACAACTGATCTAGTGTACCTTCGTAGACTGTCTTTGTATCGCCAATTTCCATTTCTGCAATAGCATCAAGTCGATAAGTGTGACGTTCTTCATAGGTATACTTACGGTACAGTTCTAAGCTATCTAAGTGTACACGCCCAATAAAGTCATAGGTAACAGCAGCTTTACCATATTTTTCATATTCTCGTTTCTTTGGAAATTGATTCCATAGACAAAATCTGCGTGTGTCGTCTTTGCTTAGTACTTTAATGACACGATTAACAGTGTAGGGAATATCAAAGCCTTCACTGTTCCAGCCACTTAATACATCCGCATCGTCAATTAAGTTTAAAAATGTATCGAGCATTTCTGCTTCGTTGTCAAACAAAAATGTATTAGGAAAGTCTTTAACTGATTCTTTGGCCTGCACCATTGAAATAGTCTTTGGCGGTATTGCCAAGGTGATTAAACTATCAAGCCATTGTAAGTATACTGTGATAGCTGTAATTGGCATGAATGCATCGTCTGGTGCCGCATAGCCGCGTTCTGGATCAAAGTCTACTTCGATGTCAAAGAAACAAACGTTTAGTTTTGGAGCATCAACATTTAAATAGTTTTCTTCAAAACAACGGAATACAGGTTTAATGTCTGATTCGTATAGTTTCTTACCGCTATAGGCTCTTAGTTCTTTGTGGAGGTCTTTAAGGTTTCTGCAATTAACTCGTGTTAACGGTTCGCCGAAAATTGATTTGTGTTTTCCTCTTGAATCTTGATAATAAAAGAGGTGTTTTGCGGGGTATTCTTTATAGTGACGTTGCCCTTTTTCGTCACGCTCAACAACGTTGATAATATCATTATCGCGGTCGTAGAAAGCATCTACGTAGCTCATTGTATTCTCCTATGTCATTTACGGCTGACAAACACCAAACATGCGGTTTATGGCCCGCATACCTTGCTTAAAAATTATTTATCATCCTTATATAGGCAATTAAGTCTATACTGGCAATTAGTGCATAGTTAGCAATCATACCGGTGCTGCCTCTAGTCCAAGCAGCCCATGCAAATATTGTACACTGGAACATGAATAACGGATATAGGTATATAAACGGCGGATTAGGCAATGTATATCCCATCCAGATTGTGCAACCTATACTCATTGCCCATGCCAATAGCTCTAATGTGAATCTTAGAGGATAGCTAGCGTAATCCTCTTTGATCCAAATAATTGTCGGCTTAAGCGAATCTATCATTCAGGCAAATGCTTTGTTACACCTAGAATCATTTCAATTTCATCCCACTCTTCTTCGTGCCCTTTCCAGTTATCCTTGTGGGCGATTCTAATTGCTTTGTTGATAATACTTGGTTTGATTTGCAGTTCTTCTGCTACTGCTTTGACGGTTTCTTTGAGACCTTCTTGTAAATCTTCTAGTTCACGTAATACATTAGAACCCTCGTTGATTAAACGTTCTAATTTTGCTTTTTCTTCGGGACCGTACATTTTAGCCATATAATTCTCCTTATAGAACTATTATACAGCCAACAAAAAAGCCGGTCAACTAATTGCCGGCTTTTTGTTACCAAAGTATTAACTTACTTTGTTTCTGATAGTACGTCGAATAGTTGGAATTCGCCACCCATGCGTTCGTAAACAAATGCTGCCATTGCGTCTGCTGACACACCTTCTTGCACTTTGCTAACTGCAACACGTTGAGCCCACTTCCATAAAGCGCCATCAACTGGATCGATCTGTTGTTGACCACCGCTTTCTTTAACTAACTGTAGGCATTGTTTGAATGAATACTTTTGTTGTACGCTTTCTTTAACTGGACGCTTCTTGCCTTTTGGCATCATTGCACTTTCGGTCTTCTTACCAAAATACTTGGCTTGCTTATCGCTCATGCCTTTCTTTCCGTCTTTCTCTTCACCTGACTCTTCGCTATCATCAGCTTCTGTATCTTTGCCTTTACCGAGATCATTCTTACCCTTACCATCGGCTGCAAATGCTGGAACTTTCTTTCCGTTTACTGTGGTCATTGGCAAACCGCCTTCTGCCATTTTCTTTTTCTTAGCGTCTTTCTTCTTGTCAGCTTCTTCTTTCTTAGCTTCAACCATTGATTGGAACTTAGAACGTGCAGCTTTTTGAGCTGCTGTAGACTCTTCAACACCTTTCTTAGCGGCTTTCTTAGCAGCTTTTTCGTCTGCTTCGTCGCTGTCTTCTTCTTTATCTTCGTCTGAGCTACCACCGTAGGCCTTGCCTTTTACAGCAGTTCCTGTGTGTGACTTACCGGACTTGTCTGTCCATGATTTGTCAGCTTTAGTAGCTTCTTTAACTGTTTCATCTTTAGCTTTACGTCCTTCTTCAAGGATTGAGCTAACACCTGCTAAAACTCTCATTTGAGCGTCTTCTGCAAGTACAACCTTTGGTTGTTGTGTTGATTGGCTGCTCGCTACCGCTGTCTTTTCGACTGGGTTAATAGAGTCCAATTTCTGTAGCATTTTGTGAAAGTCCATGTATTTCTCCGATTGTTCTTTACAGGCGTATATGTTATTTATCTTTTGATAGCGTTACCGCCACCAAATAAACTTGTATTTTGATCTAGGGCACTAACAGCAGTACCGTCTTTGTTCTTTTTTTGCTTGACTTTTGGCTGCGGAGGCGCTTTTGTGCCGGATTTACCCGGACTACCTATGTAACTGGTCTTGCCTCTTGCAGTGCCAGGGCTAATGTGCGGATTTTCAACCGTACCAATATTAGCAGTGGATGTTGTACTGGCATCTGTTTCCAAAAGTTCTCTTATTTTCATACTATTATTTATTATAATTTGAAAGGTATCTGTATAACTCTTTCTTAATCTTATTCCAAGACCCTTCCTTGCTAGTTTTAAGAAATCGTCCATAATATCCAAGAGCATTCCAAAGAACGTTTAAGTTAGGAACTTGTATGATTTTACTACCAACAACCGCATAATCTTGTCTTTGCGCCTGTTTAAGAATATTGTCAATTAATCCAATGCCCTTATCCCCCACAGCATTGTGTATGTCGTTGGCTATCTGCGCTACCCAAGCATCTCTTTCCATGTTATTCAGCATATAGATGTAATACTTGTCGCGTTCGTTGTGTGCCACAGGTGGCTGCTTTTTCCAAACATCTGTTTCGATGTCGTAAACACTATCATCGTCTGTTGCTTTTTTAATTTGACTTGTTCGCTGACTAGCGTGTGCAAATTCATGCACCATAATAGAACTTAATCTATCAATAAAATTCTTAGCAGTCTTTTCGTCTGTTGGTGCATGTGCTACATTTACTTCAACTGTAACAGTATGCTCTATTGGAATGCCGCTGATTTCGTGTTCTGCGTTAATAACAGAGTAGGCAACATCCGGGCGATCAAGCATCTTATGTTTAATTGACAGCTTGCGATCGATGTGTTGTTCTTTCCATGCTGCTAGTTCTCTACTGGCATTTAAATTCTTAAAGAACTTGGTATACCATTCGAGGTCGTTTTTATAGTTGCCAATTTTAGCAACCGCAGTGGCAATCCATGGGCGTATCCATGATGTTTCTGTGCGTTCTTTTAGTATTTCGTATGATCTCATTTCATTGCTACCTGGAACGCTCGTTGTTTTTCTTGTCGTTTGTCTAGATGTTTCATTCCCGGATTAATCGATTTGGTAACATCTTTGGTGTCTTTAAAGTTATCAACCCTGGGCGCAACTCGATTTTTCCAATACCATATTGCGGTTTGGGCAGCTATTTCTGGTTTCTCAACAAGTTCGGGATGTTTAGCCAACGGTAGCCCTAACGCTTGCCCGGCCCTTTCATAATTGTCTTTTCCAGTTAATTGAATGTAACCTCGACCTTTATATTTTTCGCCGTCGCCTACTTTGTCGTTGCCTAATTTTTTAGCTTTTTTAGGAGCATACTTAATATCGTACTTGCGAAAGTCTAGACTACCACCTAGTTCTTTAAGACTTTTAAAATCCATAGTTTCATGAGCACACTGACTTAAAAATGCCACAAGCTCATTACCAGTGATGCCTGCTCTTATTGCGGCCTTTTTAAGAAACTCTTCATGCGGACTTCCAGTTACTGTATTAGCAGTATTGTCTTTGGGGGATTGATTAGAATTAACTTTTTGTTGAGGTTCTGTTTTTTGTTTAACATCTTGTTTCTTGGCAACGGGCATTTCTTTAGCATTGTCTGGAACTTTAACCATCTGCCCCGGTTTTAGTTTGGTGTCTTTATTAAACTGATTTAACTGCATGACAAATTGCGGAGTTACATTATTCTGTCTAGCAATAGAATAAACAGTATCACCGGGTTCAACTAGTTGTCGAACAATATTAGCATTTGCACCTAAAGAAGCAGCTCCTAATGCAGCTCCTGCAACCCAGTCTTTCCAATCTTCTTCTATATTTTCATTTTTTGCACGACCAGCTTTCATGTTGGCCAGCCAGTGTGCCATGCGAGCTTTTTCGCCTGTGCTGTTTTTAGCAGTTTTTCTTAGATCACTAACACTGGCTTTGGTATTGACACCGCTACGTTTAGCAAGTCCTTTACGTCCGGGCTTCTTTCCATCCGCAAAGTTTTCATGCTCGATGCTTTCGCCACTACCACCTTCACCACTATTACTAGAGTCTCCGCTATATCCAGCATAATATCCATATCCGCCGTAGGGACCTGGCCCGTAAGCAGCCCATCGAGATTTACGTTTGCGTTTTTTTGTTTCGCTAATAAACTCGTAGGCTCTCATATTAGCAATTCCAGCGACGTCTTGCTTTGCAAATTGCCTTGTCTGGAGTTTTACTACAACTAATATTGTGCATTTTCTGTTGTCCAGCGGATCTAGAACAATAGCTACTACGGCGTTTGCTGGCCTTACTACCTTTCTTTAGTTTACTAGGTTTAGTAGTAACCGCAGTTTTTAGTTTGCTACCTGGATTTTCTCTACGATAGGCATTGACAGCTTTCTTGCTCATGCCGTCAGTTTTATCTCGCTTATTGGCTTTTTGCCAATCTTCGTTAATGGGTTCTGATGTTACAGCAAACACATATAGTTCGTCGTCTGTGAGACTTGACAAATCTTCCCATACAAGATCAACATCAATATCATGATGATCTGCAATTTGTTCGATGATGCTTTCAATCATGTCAAACTCTTGCTGTAAGTCTTCCGCCGTACCTTGCTGACCCATGGCCGCTGTAACTCGCTGCACAACTTGATCTCTATACTCTTGGCGATTAGGAACACTTGTCCAACCATATTCAGCAAAATTAACGATAGTCTGTGCATCTTTAGGACTTAAATTTGGAAACTCCCCTATTAAGTCTTGGGCGTTATAGTGTCCATATCTATTCCAAATGGCACTGTCATCCATTGAGCCTTCTACCGCTACATCTTCTTTTTTAATTTTTTCGCAGTCGTTGACACGCTTGCCCTTGTTCTTGCCGGTGCCTGGCTGTGTGCCAGTTTTTCTATAACCTGGCCAGCAGTTTTTAGGTCCTGCTACACCTTCTGTTAAAATTTCATAAATTTTCATACTGAAAAACTACTCCCACAACCACAGCTGGTCTTAGCATTTGGATTACTAATTACAAATTGACTGCCCATTGTTTCCTCTTTGTAATCAATAGTAGCACCTTGTAGATACTGCATACTCATTGCATCTACTAGTACATTAAAGTTTGTGTCTATTGGAAATTCAAAATCATCCTCATTCTTTTCTTCGTCAAATGTAAATCCATAGCTAAAGCCACTGCATCCACCACCTTGAACAAAGGTACGTAATGCTAGATTAGGATTATTTTCTTCCAATAATAAATCTAATATTTTAATTTTTGCTGATTCTGAAATTTCAATCATCTAGTTCCATCCCTCCATCTTCGATATTCTTAAGTGAGTCAATTACATAATCCCAATAATAACTACCATAAAATTCTTCGTGATCGTTGATAAAGTTTTCTAGTCCCGGATAGTGATCTGTTAGCCTATTATAATCTTCACCGTCTTGAATGTAAGAAATAATTTCTTCTGCATCCTTTTCAGACAGACCCCAATTATTGCCTTTGTTATATTCACTAAGGTCGGGAGATTCTTTTATAATTTCAAAGATTTTCATACTGGACTATATGGATTTCTAGGACGATCATAACCGTCGTCTTCCGGATATACTGGGTAATCATTTGGATTCATTTTTTCTTTTCTCCAGTCATGTACGGTAAACTAAACCACAATTTAAACCATTCTGGTGTTCCTGGTTTAATATTTAATTCTCGTTGTATACGACCGTTTTCGCTGCCGGTAACACTTATATTGCTGCCTTTTAATTCCTGTAATCTTTGTTGACTACCTAGTCCTGCTAATTCCTGTAATGCTTTAATTTCATGCACAGGATCGTCCGGAGACAGATAACAATCATCATTGCTGTCTTGATTTAAATTTGCCGTAGTGACCCGATATTGTTTCATTTTTTATTGTGTGCTTTCCAAGCAGCGCCATAGGCCTTGCTTTTTTCAACTGCTGTTAATTTTCCGTCTTTGGCATATCCTGCTTTAATATGCTTTACCATACGTTCTGCTTTAGCACCTGGTGGCGCAACTTCTTCAACGCTAACTGGCTGCTTGTGTTTTTGACCACGTACCTGCTGCACAGATTTTTTTGAATCTTTGTGTTGACCTGAACCACTAGTCTTTGCATTCTTTGCAACAAAATTTCTAGGTGTAGTAGCTGGCACAGTATTTGACTTAGTTGCCTCTCCGATACTTTCTTCTGGATAACTACGCTCTTCAATTTCGTACTCGACGTCTCTGATTGCACTTGCAACTTCTTCTTCGATATAAAAAATTGCAGAGGTTGCTTCCCTTAGTTTCTCAGTGATGTTTCTAACATCGTATTCCGATACACCTGCAATTTTAGCAATTTCATCTAGTCCCGATGCTTCGCTTTCGATTTCTTCAATTTGGGCATATAGTTCTCGAGTCTTAGCTTTGGTCGCAGCATATGCGGTCTCTAATTCACTTAGACGTTTTTGTAATTGTTCATCACTGAATTTCGCCCAACGACTTTCATATTTTTGTTCTTCGTTGATGGCTTTTTTTCTATTTGTAAATAACTCATTCAGTCTCATGATGATAATCGCCTTTTTTAATAAACTCCGCCTGCTCTTTAGCAACAGTGTGGGCCAACTCTAATAATGCTTCGTCTGTAAAGATCTCATCTTTACTGTGAAGTAGATCGTATTCTTCGCAATATGCTTCACTGCATTTTTTTAACGGTTCGATATAGACTTTGTATACATCTTCGTCGTCAAATTGCTGTTTATGTTTTTTAACAGCCGGAAAGAATATCTTAGACAACATTTCGTCATTGTTGCTAATCCAAAATTTTAAATCATCCAAGTAGTCAACATCCGAATCAAATTTTTGATCCGCATCCTTAACTGGATAAAACAATTCCATTAGTTTCATAATGAGTCCTGGTTATCTTTTGATTTCATGTAATCACGGGCGGTGTCTAGATAATCAACAGCCATGGTAATCTTTGATTGAACCCATTCTGGAAGATTTTCGTCAGCATCTAAAATACTACGTAATTCTGCTGCGGCAGCTTCTGCGGTGGTAAGTTGACCCTTGGCCATTCCTGCTTCATCATCATATTCTGATGAGTCATCAAACGCTTCTTTTACAGATAGGCCGTTTTCTTTGGCTTCTTTGTTAAGATCAGCAAGACGCTGCATAATAGCTTGTTTAATGGTAGGATCGTCGGACGCTGGGTCCGTTTGGAGGTCTTGTAATGCCTTGCGTTTAGCGGCATAGTCCTCGGCTGGGTTATTAGGATTCAATGCTGTTTCGAACATTGTAACCTGTAATTTTATAATAATATCGCGCATAGTATGTTCCAAAAGGATATACTATATTTATCGCGATTGTTTATATGGTTACATATTCGTAGACGGCACCTATAGCGTCACTATTCTTTAATTTAAGCATTAAAAGCGACTTTTCGTTGTCTACAAACACGTATCTGCGATCCCAATTCCATCTAGTGTTCATAAACCATTCTTCTACTGCGCTAGAAATTCGAATAGTGTCTCCGCTGTTTTTAACAAACTCTACAAATTCTGATCGTTTGCTATCGCCAGTTGGCAATTTATGAGGTGTTAGGAATACCTTAAATTGATATTTTTTATGCGGAAGATGCTTGCATAATACCCGCTTCTGATCACTTAGTAAATGTTCTGTCTGCGGAGTTGGTGCAAATCTACGCCAGGTAAACAATGCAAATTCTCTGCTAGCTTCTTCAAAGAATAGTTTGTCGTTTGTGTAAATGTCAATTGCATCGCTTTCAATTCGTGTTCCGTATACTTCTTTTGGCCACTTAGACAGAATGTCTGCTAGTGCATACATATTGCGATTATTGTTGTATGCTTTATCGTAAGTGGCATACATGTTTTGTTTGTCATGTGGCTGCGACAAAAATTCTTTAATCTCGTCACAGCTTTTATAGCGAAGAAGCGAAGCCCCCGGGCACCGGAGGCTAAGCTTGTAATGCCATTTATTGTAAAATTTACGTTTAACGGGCCTGGTCGAAATCATGTAGTGATATTAGTAAAACCAATCTCTGCAACTTCGACGTCTGGCTTAACTAGTTTCTTTTTGTTATCAGCAATATCAAAATCTAGTTTTCCATCAACAACTGTTATAGTGATCTTGCCACCGCCTTGCAATTCTCCAAATAGAATTTTGCGACTCAGCGGACTTTTAATCTCTGTATCAATAACACGTTGCAGCGGACGAGCACCCATTTTACTATCAAAGCCCTTTTCTGCTAGATACCTAATAGCATCTTTATTAGCATTAATAGTGATGTTTTTATCTTTTAGTAGACCAGACAACTCAGAAACAAACTTTTCAACAATACTATAAACAATATCCTGACCTAGTTTATTGAACTTAATAGTGGCATCTAATCGATTGCGAAACTCTGGTTTAAAGAATTTCTTAACTGCTTTATCGTCCTCGCCTGTGCGTTCAGCACTGCCAAAACCAATTACACTCTTTTCGCTGTCAGCAGCACCTAGATTACTTGTCATAATCAAAATTGTATTGCGACCGTCTGCTACTTTACCGTTGGAACCTGTTACAAATCCATTATCCATAAATTGCAACATAATGTTAGAAACATCCGGATGTGCTTTTTCAATTTCATCTAGCAATAAAACGCAGTTGGGATTTTCCTGCAATTTAGTAATCAATTGACCTGCATTATCATCAAATCCAACATAGCCCGGAGGAGCGCCGATCAATTTAGCAACTGAATGCTTTTCCTGGAATTCGCTCATATCGAAACGAATCAAAGGCATTGACATCTTTTCTGCAAGTTGTTTAGCAGTTTCTGTTTTACCGCAGCCAGTTGGACCAAGGAATAGAAAACTACCGATCGGTTTGTTAGGGCTTTTCATTCCGGCTTGTGCCACAAAAATTTTATCTAGCAAATTATCGACCGCACTATCTTGACCAAACACAGCAGCTTTAATATTCTTTTCTAGGTTGCCAAGATTTTTACTTTCTTTTTGTGCAATATTTTCAACAGGCATATTAATCATCTTACTGACTTCAAACATAATTTGTTCAACATCAACAATATTAATAACATCTGTGGTATCGTCATCACGCAATTTGTAACGTGCTGATGCACAGTCGATAACATCGATTGCTTTATCTGGCAACTTTTTATCGGCCATATACTTAATTGATAACTTAACAGCTTGTTCAATAGCAGCATCAGTAATTTTAACGTTATGGTGTTTTTCGTAATACTTTTTAACACCTTTAACAATTTTAACTGCAAGTTCTGGAGTAGGTTCATCGATTGTGATACGTTGGAAACGGCGCATTAATGCACGATCACTTTCAAAGTGCTTGCGATATTCTTCCCAAGTAGTTGATGCAATTAGTTTAATAATACCTTTTGTAAGTATTGGTTTGAGAATATTTGCTAGGTCGTTGGCGCTTTGATTAGCAGCCCCTGCACCCTGCATCATATGTGCTTCGTCGATGAAAAGAATAATATTGCCTTTCTTTTCCAATGCAGCTAATACAGCCTTAATCCGTTCTTCAAAGTCTCCACGATACTTACTGCCGGCAAGTAGAGCACTGATGTCTAATGTGTATACTTGATGATCCTGGATAAACTTAGGAACTTTCTTTTCGTGAATTTTACGTGCTAGTCCTTCGGCAATAGCAGTCTTGCCTACACCAGGATCACCAACCATTAGCACGTTACATTTATTACGTCGAGCAAGTACCAATTGAACTTTTTCAAGTTCTTCGTCCCGCCCAATTACAGGATCGATCTTTTTCTGTTTAGCTTGTAGTGACAGATTGGAACAAAATGAATTAATAATTTTCTCTACCTGATTTGAATTTGTTATTTGATTAGGTTCTTCATTTTCTTCACCGCCAAAGTTTTCTTGGCAATATTTAATAAATTTTTCTTTGCTAATCCCACCCTTGGACAAATAGTAATATGCAAACGAATTCTTTTCACTGAGCATACTTACTAATACATCGATTGGTTCAATGGTTTGCCTTCCACTAAACAGTACTTGTGTAAAGCAGCGATTTAATACACGCTCTACACTGTTTGTTTTTTTAGGTTTATCGCCGTCGGAATTTTTAAGCTCATCAAGATTATTTTTAACAAATAATGCTAATTGCTCTTTAATGTATTTTGAATTAGCACCGAATTCTTCTAGAATTTTAAAAGAGTCGTTGTCTAACATAATACTGTATAGAACATGTTCTAGAGTTATATACTCATGCGTATTATCTTGAGCGATTTTAATAGCTTTCTCAAAGATTATCTGCAAGGAGTCGCTGGGCTGAATCATTATTTGGTCTTCCTTAATTTTTTCATAGCTAATTGTAACTTCATCTGCGACACTTTGTCTACAAAACAAATGCCATCTAAATGATCGTACTCGTGTTGGAAGCATCTAGCAAGATAGCCGTCTATCTTTACCTCGTGCAAATTACCTTTTGAATCTTGATATTGTGCAACAATCCAGTCCGGACGTTTGATAGTTAACCATAAGTCTGGATAACTTAAACACCCTTCTTTGAATAATGCTTGCTCAGTACTGTATTCTAAGATGTGTGGATTGAATACTGCAAACGGCTGCGGGAATCCCGGAACATTATCACTGCCGATTACAAATACTCGCTTGTTCAAGCCAAATTGATTAGCAGCAAGACCAACTCCATGATTTGCAACCATGAACTCGATCATTTCTTTTTCAAGTAATTCTGCATCACCGTCTGTTTTAAAATCCCACGCTATACTCGGTGTAGTAAGCGTATCATGAACACCTAATTTAATTTCCATGTTTAAGTCTGGTGACAAGTTCTCGTTGCTCTTCTGTTAAATTTTTAGGAATGCCAACTTTAACTTTAACCATTAGTTTACCTTTAATTTTATTATGCACATCTGGTAATCCTTCGTTAGAACAACTAAACACTGTGTCAGGCTGTGTTCCTGGTGGAATAGTGATGCTAATTACTCTGTTGTCTAGGGTATGAAGTTCGATGGCAGTACCTAGCATTGCATCCCATACTGACATTTTCCACTCGCAGGTTAAATTGTTATGCTCTCGTTGAAAGACATCGTGTGGTCGAACTTTAATATTTACAATTAAATCACCAGGTGGCGTATTGGGTATACCTGTGTCGCCCATGCCGCCGTATTTAATTTGTTGACCGTGATGTACACCTGCTGGTATATTAATAGTTATTAATTTACGTTGCCCGGCAGGCATTCCGATCTCAGCTTCTATGTTTTTTCCGTGGAGCACATCGGCCAATGTAACTTCTACTGTGACTTGAATGCTGGAATTTCTACGCTGGCGTTGCTGATGAAATCCACCAAAGGGATTAAACCCAAAGTGATTAAACACATCTTCAAATCCAGGATGCCCGCCAAATCCAAATCCACCTTGCTGTGGCCCACCGCCTTGTTGTTTAAGCGGATCTACTCCCATATCAACCATTTGTTTTTTCTGCGGATCACTGAGTACATCATATGCTTCACTGACCTGTTTAAACATCGCTTCGTTGCCTCCGCGATCTGGATGATGTTTCATTGCTGCTTTTTTATAAGCTTTTTTAATTTCGTCTGGAGAAGCTCCAGGTGTAAGTCCAAGTGTTGAATAATATTCCATAGTCTTCATTATACATGTGAAAAAGGACTGTGTCAAACAGTCCTTTTATTTACTTCAGTATAAGCTGGATAAATTATTTTTTATCTTTTGTAGCACCTTCTACTTTAGTGCCTTCGTGTTTTTTGTGTACTTTAACTTCTTTACAGCTTTGTTTTACTTTACCGGTCTTTTTATCCATTTCTGGTTTGCCGTCTTTGCCTTGTACATCAATACATATTTTTTTAGTTTTTGGAGCTTCTTCAGCCATTGCTGGATTATTCCATGACAAGAAAGAAACGCTTGCTACTACACATAATGCCCAAAATAAATTTTTCATATTTTTTCCTTATAGTTCTGGTTCTGCTGGTTGTACAGGCATTGCTTTTCCTGTACTAGATATTGCCGGCGCTGCTGGAGCAACAGCAACTGGTGCTATTGGAGTTGTACCCCAACTTGGTGCTGGTGTAAAACTTGTGCTTGGTGCAGCAACTGGCATTGGTGCAGGTGCGCTAAAATTGCTTGATGGTACTTGTGCTCCACCATTGTTTGCTCCACCTAATTTTTCTTGTGTGCGACCAAATGCCGCAATACCAAGTACCGCACCCATTGCAATGTGGAATAATCCAGCACCTTGCAAGGTCAGTGGATTCCATTGTGTAATTTGTGTATGGGTAAATGTCTGTAATAGACTCCATAGAATTGGGAATATAACCATGTCCATGGTACAGACTAGCATGTACATCCAACCCATCATTGGACGCCACTTACTGTTCATCCAATCTTCTTTTTTACTTTCGCTCGCACTTTTTACTTCTTCTGACATAGTTCGCTCCTATTTGTCTGTTACTTCTTGGCAATCATAGTTTGAATTTTTTCTTGTATTGCTTTAGCCCAAAACGGTTGAGGAAAATTCCATCCTATAAATGCGCCAACTGCTACCCATAATAAAATATCTAACATAGTTCGCTCCTATTGTATACGTATTTATTATCTTCCGATATATATTTTAGGTTCTGCTTCAGAACGACGTCGTTCTTCATTTTTAGGAAACAGATCATCGCCATATTGCGGATATTTTCTCGAACGATCGTAGGCTACCCACATAAACAATGCACCCATAGCAAGGATTATTATCATAATAGCAATCCCTACAATAAATTCACTCTGTAATTGCTTTAATCTAGCATTCCTGCGTCGATCCTCAATTGCCTGCCTCTTCATCTGTTGGGTTATAAGAACCTTCTGTTCCAACCCCATCTTTTTCATCATAGCATTTACATCAGTCCATAATGCGCCTAGTTCTGGTGGACTTTGGTAAATCATGATTTCTTGTAATTCTGTACCCATTTGTTCCAATTGTTTTTTCATTAGAACACGCTGTAAGGCACGTTTTGCTAGACTGTCGTCGCCTGTGTAAACCTGAGTCTTGCTACGCTTTTCTTCTTCTTCAAACACTGCCATGCACTTGTAGAAATTATCATAGTATACGCCTAGATGATTGCCTATTTCTGTGTAAATGGATGTGGTTTCTTCGCTGCGCTTGTTTAGATCTTTAACACGAGCTTTTTCTTCTTGTAACTGTTTCTTTGCTTCTGGTGGAACTGGTTTACCATCATACATTTTGTGGAACTGGGAATCAAGGTCTTTTAATACATTTCCCGCTCCTATTGTGTGTTAGAACCAAAGCATTATGCCGTTTAGGCTTAATACGATTCCAATTCCTGCTACTGCAAAACTACCCCAGAACATGGCCATGCTTACTGCTAAAATACTTGCAGATAACACAACAATAGCTAACTGGTAAGCTGTACTTGCGTATCCAATCCATGGACTAGACTTTTTAGCTTCTTCACGTAGGGCTTCCATTTCTCTTGCTTTGACAGCAATTTCTTTCTTGTCAGCATCCATGCGTTCTTTTTCAGCTAGGAATTCTGCTTTAATTTTTGGATCAGCAGTTGTTTTAGCAGCAATTTCGTAGCTAACGCCACGACCTGCTTTGGCTTGATACTGTGCCCATGTGTTATTAGCACCCAGTGTATTGTTTAATACTGTACTAGATAACTTGCCACCGTACCATGCGTTAACTGCTAGTAACAATGCAAATATGGAAATAACCATACCCGCTTTGTCTTTTAGTTTTGCTTCACGCTCTGAACGTGATCCAATCGGAGGCTTTGGTGCGTCCGGATCTTTTGGTTGTTTGTTGATTAGATTTAATACGCTGTCTATTAATGCCATGTTCGCTCCTGCTTAATATACTACTATTTAACTGATTCGAAGATTTTCTTCTGCTCTCTATACCATTCTTGCCATGCACTTAGCTTTTCTCTTACTTCGTTACAGGTTCCGTAGTTTTGGACGACTGTGTCGAGGAGTTCAGAGGCTTTAACGGTGCTGGGGGTTCCATCAGTTGACTCGGCACGTCCGGCCACTTCATTACGACTGGCGCTGTCGTGCAAGCTGACAGTAGACTTAGGCAAAGTACACTGATTATCAAGCTGCTTGCCTGCAACTTCTTTAATAACTTCTCTGTTGATATAAACATTTTCTTTAATCACCTTAACTTTAGTTACAACTTTGGTTTCGATAACAGTGTTAACCTGTTGGCTCTTTTCTTCTGCTATTTTAACTTTTGCTTCTAATTCTTCAACTCTAGCCCGCCACGCCATTTCAGTACCGTAGCTGCCAAACAAATATGTACCAACAACTAACACAGCTACGCCAATTAATTCTGCAGGCAACTTATACTGCCCCATTAACGGAATCCATGCAACTAATTTACTGGCAATATACAATCCGACACCCAATGTCATCAGTGCATATGTTATCCAAATAAAAATACTATCCGGAATAAGACTTATCATCCATCCGAGTTGATGCATAATTAATGAGCTCCAAATATATGCAATGCATGTTCATAATGTTTAATACGATCTTCTAGGCCAATGTAACCGCCATTGATTTTTCTTGTCATTGTTTTAATGTCGCCTGCATCTGCTTCTTTATTCAAACCAGTGCTTTCCCAGAAATAGCAAGCAGACTGGACTGCACCTTCGAATGTTTGTAGATATTCTGAACATTCTTCAACAGAAATATCTAAGCTACCGGCAAACAACGTATAGTTGTTTTTACCAGTCAGTTGAATTAACCCCCGCCCACAATAGCGATATCCGTCTCCGCTTTCTTCTGGACCGTTGCCCATGCGGTTAGCATAGACTCTATTGGCAATCATTTCGCCTTTGTTTGCATAACGTGCCGCAGTTGCATCGTCAGTGAAGTACTTGGGAAATACCTTACGTAGACTTGCAGCTTTATAATTTAGATTTTCTTTTAAAAATTTAAAACCGCCAGATTCGTGAGCGCATTGAGCTAAGAATGCTGCTACACGGTGCGGTGTATTAATTTCATACTCTGGTAAAATATCGCATAGTGCTTCGTACCAGTGATCAACATATTGATTGCCTGGAATTACCTGTGCTAGTTGTTGTTTTTTAAATTCAAATGTAAAACTCATGTTAGTTTCTCCAATACTAAAGACTCGTTCTTATTCTTTAATAAGAACTGTTCACCAATTTTAGTAATACCATAGTCGCCTAGAACCTTGGTTAACCAAAATACTTCTCCCATGCTTGCTGAATCGAGTTGAATGTTTACTGCTGTGTTTTCTAAAATGTTTTTTGCTGTATCTTCTGGAACTAGTTTAAATTTAAGTTGCTGATTAAATGGCTTGTGAATAGTAATAACATTTCCATCTAATGTTAAATCATCCATTAATGTTTTGCTAAAGAATTTTTTAATGCCTTCGGTTTTAACTTTGGTCATAAGTCCGTCATATTCTTGAGGATTATTAGGAACAAAGTTTTCTAAGGCTTGCTCGTCAATCTTGTGAGTGGTAAAGTTTTTGTGATATCTAAAACCCCACTCACTTGTATCTGTTAATCGTTTTAGTCCTTCGATAATTTCTTTAATTTGATCGTGCAATTTATCTTTACGCTCTAGTTCGACGAATACAGTGTATCCGCCGTCCATGTCTTCTCCGCTGCTAACGTCTGCGTCTAAAACAAAACTGTAGCCTCTCTCAATAAATTCCATCATGTCTTTTGCTGGCAATCTATCTTTAACAGAGAAGCTTAGTACACAGACATCACGGTCTTCTCCCATCTTACTACGATGGCGATCGATTTCGAACATTGGTTCGATGAGATTGTTTAAATCTCCCGGACGAAGTCCTTCGTTAAGCTGCTGGTGCTGCTGCTTCTGGTTGTGCATTTTGAATATCCTGTACTTGTTGTTCTACGTTATCTTGTTCTAATTGCATACCTGCACGTTGGTCTAGCGCATCGTCGATTTTATTCTGATCTAATTCTTTGTAGCCTTGATCAATATCGTGCATTAATTTTTTCGGCATTGCAATTTCAACAATCCATACCTGCACCTGATCAATTTTTCCCTTGCGTGTACCTGGACGAATATCACCGGGAGTACGAATTTTTCGTACTTTAGAAATTGATTCTTCGGAATAGTTAATTCTGCAGCCGTAATCAGTTAGGCGTTTTGCAGCAATAGGGTTTGGCATCTTTTTATGAGGCCACATAAACTTGCAAGATACCCAATATCTTGACTCTTTAGGACCCTCAACAAGCTCGCCGTCGATCCAGTTTTCATAAACGTAGCAATCCAGTTCGTCAACAACACGCTCAAAGTCTTTTAGCATCTTTAAACTGCTATTAGAACCGTATATTGTTTCAATGTTACGGATTACGTCTTTAATATCTAGCATAGAAATTCTCCCATTGTATTTATCGACGCAAAAAATTAACGTAACTTATAACTTTCTGTCCAAAACGTTAAATAACTTTGTGTTCGGTCCCGGGCACTACGGTCAGAAGGTCCGTGCCGAACGCATAAAATAGGAGGCTAACCTTTGAGAAAACAGAGAAAAACAGCTAGAAAGCTGGATGTAATGCACGAAGACGACAACAACGTTGTTCAGTTCAACAAGTATCTTCCAAGAAAGAAGAATCGCGTTTTAATTTCACCCAAGAACCTCAATCAAGAAAACTACCTACTTAAATTACAGGACGAGCAAAAAAATATTATTTTTGCAGTAGGTCCTGCCGGTACGGGCAAAACCATGATTGCGTGTCAATGGGCAGTAAAAATGCTGCATGAACAACAAATTGAAAGAATCATTATAACCAGACCTGCTGTGAGTGTAGATGAGCAGCACGGGTTTTTACCAGGCGACCTAAATGAAAAAATGGCCCCTTGGACAAGACCCCTAATGGATGTGTTCGAGGAATACTTCAATGCTAAAGAAATCGAAACTTTTATTCGTGAGGGGGTGATCGAGATTAGCCCTTTAGCATATATGAGGGGAAGGACTTTTAAGAATGCACTAGTAATTGCAGATGAAATGCAAAATGCCACACCTAGTCAAATGAAGATGCTGCTAACTAGGCTGGGCCAAGACTCTAGGATGATAATTACGGGAGATTTGAATCAAGCAGACAGACCAACAACTAACGGCCTGCTAGAGTTTTTGAAATTATACGACAATTTTGATAATCATAGGTATGTTGACTTATGTCGATTTACAGCTAAAGACGTAGAACGCCACCAGGCGGTTAAGGAGATTTTAGCAATTTACGGCGACTCTTGAGGTAAGTGGGGGGTCAATTGATCCCCCAACTGCCGTTTATAAAAATCAAGCATGTCCTCAAACCCTGCTTCAGGGTTTAGTCCATTCTTAACACATGTCTTATTTTTGAAGTCAAGTATAACCTTTGCTGTTTGTACATGACTGGTCTTAAGACTATTTTTGAACTCCGTTAGTTCATCCCACTTACCATTGGGTTTTTTAATATAGGTTACAATCATATACCGTGCTGTCATATTAAATCCTTGACAGCCGAATTAATGTAGCGGCTAGATTAATTTCCGGGTCACTTACTAGTCCGTGATCTGCAAGTCCTGCTTTAATAACCAACAATGCAGAATCTTGTTTAGCATCATCACCAAATACTTGAATGTTATCGTACATCCATCGATACATGTCTTCCATTTCTTCTGCACGAAGTTTTCCGCATAGCAATTTACGTGCTTCTGCAATACGCCCTGTTTTAAACAGGTCAATCATAGTAAACTTCCAGTCCATGTCAGCAGCATCTGCCTTGTTTGGAGGTACTAGTTTATCTTCATGAACACTTTGTTGAACTAAATTGATGCATTTACGCAGGTCTGGGTATGTAGAACTTATGTAGATGTCCAGTGTGTCTAAATCAAACTCAACATTTTCTTCAACAAGGATAGTTGCAACACGAGCAGTGAACTCTGTTTGATCAATTTTCTCAAAGTGAAATTGTTGGCACCGACTCTTAAGTGCATCCATGATCATATGCGGCTTGTTGCAGGTTAAAATAAACCTTGCTGTGCTATGAAATTCTTCCATAACACCACGCATACTTGCCTGCGCTTCTTGTGTAAGATAATCTGCTTCGTCTAGCAATACAACCTTAAACGGACCAAACGGAATCATTGATACAAAGTTTGTAATTGTATCACGAATAGTATCAATACCACGTTGACGGCTTGCGTTAATTTCTAATACATCGTAATCTTCAATGCCAATTTCGTGAATTAGCATTTTTGCCATGGTAGTTTTTCCAATGCCAGGCGGTCCACTTAGCAATAAGTGAGGAATACTTTTATCTTTGACCCAGGACTCAACAGTTTTACGTTGATTGTCATCACGCCATACATATCCGCCTAGTTTATTAGGACGGTATTTTTCTACCCATAGTTCTTTCATTCTTTTGCCTTATTAATAATGTCTTGTGTTATTGTACTATTTCTACTGTCAAAGAGCGAGCATTCATGTAATCTATCAGCACAGTTTCGGATATCGTCATGTAATTGACCTACGCCAATTTCTTCCGCCACTGTGCGAGCAATTTCGTGTAATGCAATTACTGCATCTACTAATTTAAGATTTCTCATTTATTTTCTGTGTTTTTTATTAATCGACTCGACTCGTTGCATTAATTCAAAGTCAAGACCTAGTTCTATGCTTTCCTCTATTATAGCAGCTATATCTTTAGGAAAGCAAGCACCGCCCCAACCAAATTGCCCATCGGGGCCAGGAACATCCATGTGACTCTTACCAATACGATCTTCATATGTAATCAGAGTTTTAACATCGTTCCAATCAATTCCCTCGGCATCTGCAAGCAATTTAAAATCATTCATGAACGTTACTTTTGTTGCCAGGTAACTGTTCATCATGTATTTGTATAGTGCGGCAGTTTTTATATCAGTAATAATAAATCTATCATGTGTAACTGATACACCAAGATGAATAACCTCTCGGGCCCTTACACACCAATCGTATTGACCGCCTAGCACAAAATATTCTGTGTTCATGTAGTCGGTGAGGTTATTTGCAGCAGTTAAAAACTCTGGACAATGCACAATGTTAGGATATTCTTTTTGTAAACGTGCATATACACTAGGTGGAGCAGTTGTTTTACAGATGATTGGAATTTGTTTATTAATTAAAACAAACAATAATTTTTTGAGTGTTTGTTCTAGTATTGACGTGTCGCACTTACCGTTCTCTAGAGTAGAGTCTACACAGGGACTAGGAACACAGACAAATACTGCATCACAGTCTACAAATTTGTCTAAGTCAGCGGATGCTTTTAATTTTGGATCTCGAATAATAATATCCTGATCTCTGTGGGCCCAGGCAATTGCCCCGCCCACATAACCAAATCCTATAATACCAATTCGCATAGTTAAGACTTTAAAATCTTAATTATACGCTTTTGTTCTTGTTCAGTCAACCATTGTTCTTCGTCTGCAAAGGTGGGGCATTGTTTTAATGCTTCGTCTAACACAAATTTTAGTTGATACAGATCTTGTTTAGCATACCATTGCGTGTATCCGTCATTATACGGACTAATACAGGTAGCTGCTATTGCTCGGATTTGGGAGCTAACATCGCTAGCATCCCAGTTCTTTTTAAACCCCATTACTTTTTAAGGAATGGTACCAGATTAGGTGCAACCCACCCAAGTGGTTTAAGAACTTTACCGTCTTCACGCTTACGAACTTTGCCAGTATCTTTATCAATCTTAGCAAAATTAGTCTGCATAACTTCTTTCCATGCACCTTCGGCATCGAATCCTGCACTATGAATAGCACCTATAGTTACAACTAAGATATCAATTAGTGCATCTAGTTCAGCCTCCATGTCAAAGGCTTCTTGAAGTTCTTTAAATTCTTCATCGATTAAACTCTTGTACATGTTGTACTGTGCTTCATCGAATGCGTCCACGCTTTGATCACACGCCCGCATGAACTTTTCTTGATCTCTAAAAGGGTTTGTCATTTGTTTTCCAATCTATAAGCATCCACAGCCTGCGGAACGTCAAACGTTTTAGCAATATGAACACCGTCTGGTTTTTCTTTAGACCACATTAAAATACATTTAAGGTCCACCATTCGAATTGTTGTTGGTTCTAGATCTTCGTCTTCGGCATAATCAATGCCTCGAGTCCATCGACCGTGTTCAATAAGAATCCAGTCACCAACTTCAAAGTCCTCTGTACTAGATGGACCCTTGGCATAAACTTGACCCCAACGAGGATATATACCGCGATCTTTTCCGTCATCGCCCATAATGACGATCCCTCCGCTAGAATGCTGTTCGCCAAAGTGCATATTATGCACAATGACCTTGTCACTAATAGCGCGAAGCTTACCTCTAACTTTACCCATTATTAGCCTTTCGTGCGTTTGCTGGTTTCTTCTTCGATTGCTCGAGCATTATCTTTATAATAATCTTTGAGAATATCTTCTCTTGTTCTGATAATTTTACCATTATCGCCAATCTCGTCTCCGCGAGCATTGACTTTCATATTTCCAATTGCAGGAGTTAATTCGTTCTTAATTGAAAGCTTCTCCATGTCAATTACCTTACCTTGCATACTTGTATAAACATTACCCATTCTATTCTCCTTTGAAGAACTCGCCTATTGGCAGATTGTATTTAACACTATCTATCTTGTGTACCCCTATCAAATAGAGTACATAACTTGCTACACTACTTCCCCGCCCAACTCCCCAAACTATATTATTTTCTCTAAGAGTATCTACGATATATTTCATAACGTGTAATACATCGTACATTCCGTGTTTTATGAATAACGTTAATTCCATGCTCACGCGATCAGTTTGTTCCGGAGTTGTGCAACACCCGTACAAATATTCTGTTAGGTTTGGATAATAGTCGTTGGGAATAAACCATTTAGAAATATCTATTTCTGTTACTGGTTTTGGATAATTTAAAAATTTTTCTGTTAGATTTTCAAAATACTGTGAAACATCAACATTGTTTGAATCGTAGACGCAGTCATTAAGGACTTCTGGTCCAAAATTTAATACGCCTTCGATTAAGTCTTCGGTTGTGTTTACTGTATTAGTCGACATTAATTAATTGATCCAGGTCTCTATCTTGGCCACTTTGTAATTTGCTTCTAAAGCGATTACTTAGTTCACTTTTGTATATTGTAACAAAAGTAGAGAGCTGTGTCAACAATTCTTGGTTGCCCGTGCGGGCCGCTATGAAATATTTCTTTGTAAGATCTTGAAGGCGATCTTCAACTTCGTTGTCTTTTAATTGACTAAGATCGCCTTCAAATGGATGAAAAAACATTAGACAAACGTTCCCACGTAGTTCAAAAAGATAGTGTTTGCATTGTTTGACCAAACTTCTATGATTACCGGATTGGTTGCTGATGTTACCTTAACTGGATTTGGAAAACTAACAGTTGAATTTGTAGAAGTAGTTACAACACTGCGTTTAAAAGTTGTACCACCTTGAGCAATCAGTGTAAGAGTTCTTTCGGTGCCGTCACCGTAGAGTTCTAAAGTAACTTTTCCGCAACCTACAGATGGAAAATTTAAGAATGCAACGTTAACACTAGCATCAAATCTATAAATTTGGTAATGCCCATTTAAGAAGTCAACGTTAGCAATGCCATCGACGGTAAATTCACTGCCAACAGTGCCGGCATTGTGAGCATATTCTAGATTATTCTGTAAAACAGCATTTCTAATTTTAACGCCTGCAAAATCGTTGTCCGTATTTGTTCTAGCGGTATTAGCCTGTAAACTTGTAATTTCGTCATACGCATCGAGAAAGTTTTGTTTGATGGTATTAAAATTATCTCTAAAAGTTTGAGTATCGTTGTCCTGTCCTGCAATAGGGAAATTTTCGTTTATCCCTGCATAATTTATGTTACTAGTCATTTAAGTTTTTCTCCACGCTGCGGAAATGCAATGTATTTATCCCCTACATTTTTGTTGAGATAATCTATGACAATTCTGTCTGCTTCAAAGTTAATTAGCTTGAAGTCAAATCCGCTGGCTTTAATTTTGGTTACAATTTCTGCTGCTTTGCCAGGTTTAGCATAGCAGAGTACTAGTGCTCGAGTATATCCTAACTCAACTTGTGCATCTGGCTGTATGCTACGCATCCAAAGTGGCATAAAATCTCTATTGCGTGTTGCAATAGGTTTTAATCTATTTCTCATATTTTTAAAACTATTTGGATACACAGTCTGATTATCTGAATCGCTGGTCAATGGTATATTACTGTCAACATTAATTTCGTCTTGACTTACTAGAACTTTACTGGAAATAGTATCTTGTAAATTAACTACATTGCTTATGCTAACTCCCTTAGATTCTAATTCATCTACAATATTAACATACACAACTTCATATTTTACTTCTTGTGTTATTATATCTTTGGCTTGAGCAGTAGCAACAGTGCCAAATCTTATTTTTTTATTGTAAAAGTTTCTACTCATTGCTTGTACAATATTGATAGATTCGGTTTTTTCTAGGCCTGCAAATAATAATACCTGCAAATTAGCCTGTGTAGAAAAACTTGGATCGCCTACTCTGTATAGACTTTTTGGATCAAAAATGGCCCCATTGGTAATAAAATTATACCATTCATTTCTTTTATCTTGTGTTTGTAGTGCTCTTAGATATAAGTCGGTATATTGTAAATTGTCTTCGTTGGTCACTCTAATAAAAAATGTCTTTTCAAATTCAGAAATACTAGCTGGATCTCTAGCCTTGACTGTAAACTTAAAGACCTTGTCAAATGTAGAGGTACCATTATCGAATGTAATTCCAAAAGCATTAGAGCTAGGACCACCGTCATAGAATCTTGTTAATCCTGGTAGATTAGCAGTTCCTACTTGATTAACCCTTCCAATAATTAATCCGTTGTTTAGTAATTCAAGCCCAGGCGGTAGTGTTCCTCCTGTTAACACATAATTTACACTGCCGCCGTAGGTTAGGCTTTCTGCCTGCACAAACAAATCCGAAGTTTCGTTGGGCTTAACAGATCCGAGATATGCAGTTGACATCCACGAGATACCACTTTCGATATCACCAACAATATCAATAGTAAATGTTCTTAGTGTGCTAGTTGCACCTTCGTTCCAGAATTCTGTGTTTGACGGGATCCTATTTAAATTGTCTGCTAGACAAACATACAGCGATTCGCCTATTCCACTTAATATACTACTGTCATTATAAATTTCAGGATCTATCCATTTAACAACGTCACCAATTTTATAAACTATATCTGGATCCCATGATCCCACAGACGTATACTTGCTGGCAAAAGTAGTTGCAGTAAATGATACTGCTCTGACTGTAAATTTGTGTATAACTGAAATTCTAGGCTGGTATGGAATTTTTCCTACAAGCTCGCCACGAATACTATCTAATTGAAGACCATTAGGTAGTTGACTAACAGTACCGTCGGGATTGGTAGGATCTAAGAAAAATACAATATTTTGATCTAGGGTAATTGGATTGTATACATCTAGATAGATAGTTGCATAATTATTTGCTCTTCTCTTACCTAGATTAGGCGGAGTTATCCACAGAGGATTTCTTAGATAATTATTATCTGCTCTAAATACATTGTCAGAAGAACGAATAATTGCGTTATCTGCTCTTAAGAATTGTTCGTCAACTACGTAAATTCTAAAATTTCGTTGTGCTTCTGTAACTCCGTCGGTTACTGCTACAGTAAATGAGTAGTATCTACTAACTTGTCTAAGTGGACTAACGGGTTCCGAATAATCAAAGATTGTGTTATCGTAGGTAAATGTATCAAAGCCTGTGGTTGATACCTGTCCGAGATCAAATGGGATAAAATCGTAGGCGCCAGTATCGTAATTACCAGTGCTTTGATTAAATTCTAATTTTTCTACAGCAGCAACAAATCCACTAATACGTCCATTTTCAGAAAGTGTCAGTCCCGGCGGAAGTTCTCCACTATTATTTGGAATATAGTAGTATAATATATCGCCGGCAATTTTGTCATTATCGATGGCTTCTAATTGAAAGTCAACATATGAATCGTCAAGAACAAAATAGGAGTTATTAAATCCAACTGGTAGGAATCCTTCGGCGGTTCTCCATACAGGAGCATCTGGTCCATTGACTGTAATAAAAAATGTTCTATCACTGACTTCACTGGCAGTTTTTGCTCTTACAACAAATTTACTCTGTGTTGTATTTTTTATTTCAACTGGAGTCCCTGTTAGTACTCCTGTGGCGGAATTTAAGATTACACCAACAGGTAACGATCCAGAAATAACGGAATAGGCTATTGTTGTTGTTGAAGTCGCCGATAAAGGCAAGTTTAAAGGTGCTCTTTCGTTAAACGTGCCTAGAGTACCAGGGGGAGTATTCCAGGTTATTGCCATAATTAATTACTTCTAAATAATGTTTGTTTAAGTTTTATTTTATAAACTATTCCAGCCGTTGCAGTAGTATTTGTAACAAACTGAATAATAGATTGACTACCGCCCTGCAATCCCACAGTGTTAATAGGTTTAGTTCCTACCCATGTATTTGAAAGCGTGGTAACTTGTCCTGTTCCCGATGAATACAAATATAAAAATTCTATTATCTGTGATCCTGCATTAGTTAAAATACTGGCTGTAATTTTAGCGGCATTAATTACGGTGCCGTCAATTGGCGCAAAAGAAATAGCTTCAGCAGCATTGTTTACTAGTTGGGTATAATTTCGTTGTTCGGCTCGTTCGGTAATCTGGCCTAGTCCTGCGCCATTATCATAAAAATAGTGAATAGACTGAGCAGTACCACCTACATCTTCAATGTGAACTGGATTAACACCACCGATGTTTACATGAGAAGTTGCGTTGATTCGAGCAGTTGCAACTGATCCTGTTCCTGATGGAGTTAGTGTAATGTCAGCATTTGATTCAGTTGCAGAAACGTTGTTACCAGAAATCATTAATCCTGACGACTTAAACTGATCAGAATACACTCCGCTCCATGCTAGATTTGAACTACCTAAATTGCGTTGACCATTTGCATTTGGAATTACATTTGCAGCAACGGTTGTGTTTTGATTTAAAACTAATGTTGAATTAACGTTGATTGCTGTTGATGCATTAGTATTTGCAATGTTCTGTATATAAACAGTATTCCAGACTTTGTCAGTGGCACCTAAAGTTAATGATGTAGTATTAGGAACAATATTTGAATTAATATCTGCACCAAACTGAACATTATCAGTTGCAGCGTTACCTAACACTAGGTCGCCGTTGCCGGTAATTGTTCCGCTGGCAGTAATTGTTCCGGTAATATTGATATTACCTGTACCGGTAATGTCTCTGCCGTTTAGATCAATGTTTGATCCAACAAGACCACCAATAACACCCGATACAACAGGAACACCACCGGCTGTATTGTTTTTACCTACATAGAGTTTATTTTCTGTGGTATCGAATACTAGCTCACCGTCAACTGGTGTAGTTGCTAAACGTTGGGTAGTATTTCCTCTCTTAAGTCTTAAAGCCATTTTTGTTCTCCGTTATAGTGTTCCAGCATCGTATTCGAATGCGGTAGGGCTTTCAAAAGTCCCAAAATCAATATCTGTAGCCTGCATTAAAAATGTCAGCAAGTTACCTGGGACAGCACCTAGTTGTCCAAAATCTGCATCACTAAAGATTGTTGCTAAATCTTGTTTGGTTTCTACAGTGATTGTTCTAGCGGTAGCAGTTACGTTTACGTTAGCACCACCTTGAATTGTAATTTGATCGTAGTTTGTTGTTACATTAGCAGTAATGCTACCGCTGTTTGTGGCAATTGAACTAAAAGAATCTTTCTGTGTTGTACCTACGATAATGGTATCAGCACCGGGAGTCAGTGTTATTTTACCGTCACTGACCAAGGATTTAAATTGCAGATTGGCACCAACTTTCTGCTTAAAAACGCCAACACCAGTTCCTGCACCTAGATTTGTGCCAGTTACTGTCTGCTGTACTGCTAATTCAGCAAAGTTTAAATTAACTTTTCGGAAAGCACTACGTAAGTCGTCGCCTAGCCCGTCATTTACTGCATTGCCAATATTAATTGTTTGTATAGCCATATCCGCTCTCTTTTATATATTTACCGTTTATTGATATCTAATTATGCAGGAGTTTTGCAAACTAAAAAATTGAATTGATTACTATTTGCAGTTCCAACATTAGCTCCTGTGAAGAAATTAACCACACGCCCAGATTCTGAAGTCCAAATATTGTAAGCATGACTTGAAAATACCCACCCGTAAACA